TGTAAAGACGAAAATACTTAGTCTAGAGAATGCTGTGACGGTAGTTTATGGAGTCAAGGTATAGGTAGAATTACAGGCTAATCTAAAAATGCAAAATAAATGTTACAGGTGTTAAACTAATAAAGGATATTTATGGCTATTAAATTCAATCAAGTAATTCTTAATAAGTTATTTCAAAACAAAACTGAGCTTTCTAAAGAAGTTAAGCTAAGTCTTTTAAGTGACTTAGACGGTTTTAATAGAGTAGTAGATGAAGCTAGAATAAAACTAGATGACTTTTCTAATGACTGGGTTAGTAGATATATAGATTTACAAAATGAAGCAAGTGTATTATATGACTTGCAATTTGATTATATAGCTTATATGAGTGATTTAAAAAGAGCTATGGAAAGATTAGAAGCTAATGTAAGTGAATTAGGTATAGACCCTATGAGTATTCAAGAGTATGAAGACGCTGCTTTAACGGAAGGAATATTTAGATCATTTTTAGATGAAAATAAAGAAATTGTAAGTACTGCACAAAATATGGAAAAACTATAAAATATGAACACAAAACAAATAATACTTAACAAACTAAAAAACGCTAGAAAACAAGAACTTTCTAAAAAAGTAGNNTATGAACACAAAACAAATAATACTTAACAAACTAAAAAACGCTAGAAAACAAGAACTTTCTAAAAAAGTAGACTTAGGTCTTATAGATGAGTTTAATTACGACTTTATGAATTTAGAAGACGAAATTAGTACGCTTAGTTATTTAGCTTACGAGTGGCACGATGAAAAGTTTGAAGAGTATAGACAGGCTTTTATGACTTTAAATGATGAGTATACTCATAACGGAAGCTCAGTTATTAGATATGCAGACTTAGAAAGAGATGAACAATTATTAGTAGAAATAGCTCAAAAAGCAGAAGAGTTAGGTTTAGCTCCTAATGAAGTATATGATGACTATGACGAGCACTATAGGGTTATTCAAGAAATGAAAGAAACAGACAAACAATACGAAGCAAACGAAAGAGAATTTAGAGACTGGTCATAATATGAACGCATTTAAAAACATACTAAATAAGTTATATTCTGAAGACAACCAAGTCTTCGCTATTCTAAAAGCTGAAAACAAATTAGAACTAGCTGCTATAAACGATTTAGATAGTGCTTTAAGTGAAGCTGAGTTAGTAAGTAGAGAAAAGTATCAAACTGCATACGGAGAGGCTATAAACTTCTATGACGAGTATATTTCTTTTAAAAGATTAGCTGACGAGTTCTACGAAAAGTTTGAAGGCTTCGATAATTACTATTCAGAGTTTAAAATTAAAATGGATAATCTAGAAGAAAAACTAAACTCATATCAACAATTATCTGACGAATTAGGTATAGACCCTAACAATTCAGAAATATATAATTATGCAGATCGAATTTTTATAGATATGCAAGAGGAATACAGAGAACAAGACGAGAACGAAAGTACTATTCTTAATATGATAAATAAGGCTAATAGTATAGAATAAACATTAATAAATAAATAATAAATAATGAAAGCAAGTGAAATGTTAAAAAAGATCAACACGCTCCTAGGAGTTAACGTTGAACTAGAAGAACTTGTCTTAGACAACGGTACTAGAATATTTGCCGATAGCTATGACAAAGGAGAAAGCGTTTTTATCATAACAGACGAAGACGAAAAAGTTCCACTTCCTGCAGGGGAATATATGATCGAAGATGGTCGTGTATTAATTGTAAAGGATGACGGAATGATAGACGAAGTAAGACTAGAAACTGTACCTGAAGCAGAAGAAGAAGGATACAAAGACGGAATCAAAGATGAAAGAGAAGATGTAAAAGAAGACTTAGAAGAAGAAATAATCGTTGAAGTTCCTGAAGAAGTTGCTCCTGAATTAGGGGATATTATAGCTGCAGTAGTAGAAGTAGTAAGTCCTATTATCGAGGAAGTTAAAGAAGAAATTGAAGAGTTAAAAAAGAAATACGGAGAAGTAGACAAAGTAAAAGAAAAAATGTCAAAAACTCCTGCTAGAAAACCTCTAGCTCACGCACCGTCTAACCAAAAAAATGACGGATTAGCGTTTGGACAAAACAGACCTCAAACAACTATGGATAGAGTTCTGTCTAAATTAAATAATATCAAAAATAAATAATAAAATGAAAAGAAATGTAAATTTAGCTACTACAACTAATATTACTACTACTTACGCAGGAGTATTCGCAAACGAATATATAGCTGCAGCTTTATTAAGTGCAAGTACTATTGAAGATGGTGGAATAACTGTAAAACCAAATATTAACTACAAAGAAGTAATCAAAAAAGTTTCTACTAATTCGTTAGTAGTAGATGCTACGTGTGATTTTACTCCTACGTCAACTATTGACTTAACTGAGAGAATCCTAGAGCCTTCTAACTTACAAGTAAACTTACAATTATGTAAGCAAGACTTTTTATCTGACTGGGAAGCTCAAGAGATGGGATTCAGTGGATTTAAAAATATGCCTCCGACATTTGCAGGATTTATCTTAGCTCACGTTGCTGCAGAAATTGCTCAAAAAACAGAGCAAACTATCTGGTCTGGTGTTAACGCTAATCCAGGGGAATATGATGGTCTAGTAACTTTGGCTGCTGCTGATGCTTCTATCCCTGCTGCTCAAAAAATTGCTTCTGCTGCAGTTGATTCTGCAAACGTAATAGCTCAGATGGGTCTAGTTGTAGATCAAATTCCTGCTGCTTTATATGGAAAAGAAGACCTATACTTATACGTTTCTCAAAATGTAGCTAGAGCTTATGTAAGAGCTTTAGGTGGATTCGGAGCTAACGGACTAGGTGCTGCAGGTACAAATTCTATGGGAACTCAATGGTGGAATAACGGTTCACTATCTTTTGACGGAGTAAAAGTGTTCGTTGCACAAGGAATGGAAGACAACACTATGTTTGCTGCAGAGAAATCTAATATTTATTTTGGAACTTCTCTAGTAGGAAATTTGAATGAAGTTAAACTTCTAGATATGGGGGACTTAGATGGTTCACAAAACGCAAGAATTATCGCAAGATTTTCTGGTTCTGTAAATTACGGTATCTCTTCTGACGTTGTAGTTTATTCTTAATAATTAAATTAACCAAAAATTTAGGGTAGGTGGGGACAACCTACTTGCCCTTTTTTTTTACAAAAATATATAAATATGAGTTGTTCAATATTATCGACAGGAAGAAATCTTCCGTGTTTGAAGTCGGTAGGTGGCATTAAAAGTATTATACTAGTAGACTTTGGAGCACTAGGTACTTTGTCAGTTACTGGAGCAGAAGTTACCACTATTAGTGAGACTCCTGCAGCTTACCAATACTTAGTAAAACCTGGTTCTTCAGGAATGGAGGAAACCATTACAGCGAGTGCTGAAAACGGAACGGTTTACTATGACCAAAATGTAAATATTCAATTACAAAAATTAGACAAAGATACTCAAGCTGAGTTGCAAGACGTAGCTAAAGGAAATCCTCACGTATTTGTTCAGGACTTTAATTCTAATTACTTTTTAGTTGGAGCTTATAATGGAGCTGACGTTTCAGCAGGAACTATCGGAACTGGAACTGCTTTAGCAGATTTCACTGGATTCAATTTAACATTCACAGCTCAAGAGCAATTACCTGCTTTTTTCTGTGCAAGTGCTGTTATTAGTGCTTTAGTTATTGGAGCTAATATAGACCCTGCATAAAAAGTTTTTTTCTGTGTTTAGATTAGGATTAGGGCTTTTATAGCCCTTTTTCTTTTTATTAATATTTATTATGCAAAATGTGAAATTATTACGTTATACTATTAAACAAGTAAATGATAGTTTTAACAACTTCTACTGCAGATCAAACATTTAGCGTAATACCTAGAGAGTATGTTACAGACGCAGAGATTTGTATAAGAGATGAAAGTACTAATGAACAAATATGCGTTTTAAGTACAGGTAGTGAATGGAACACAAATACTTTTGAATGGCAGTTAGCTAATTATGACTGGGAAGA